AGTCGATCTTCGGCTTGGCGATCCCGCTGATGACTGCCCCATCAACCTCCACCGTCTTGGCCGGCTGACACGCCAGCGTGGCGTGCGGGTAGGTGTGGCTCACCACCAGGTGCCAGGCTCCCTTGACGTGGGCGACCGTGCCTGTCATCACCTCTTCTCCTTGTGATACGGGCACGCCTTCAGGTGGCCGGTGGCGAGCAGCTCGATGGCCGGGCGCTCACACACTGGCTTGACTGGTAGAGCCTTCGGCACGTGTGGCACCAGGGCCTGCTGGCTCTCGATCCACATGTACCGCGGTGGCTCCGGCAACGGCTCGGCGGTCCAGTACGAGTTGGGGATGGTCCAGTCATCACCGCTCACAAGTCACCGCCTCCTAGCCCTTCCGGGCCAGCTTGCTCGCGTGGGTCAAGATCTTCTTGACTGCCTTGTGGTCCCCGCCTTTGATGGCTTTCAGAGCGTCCTTGATGTCGTAGCCCTGGCAAGGCTGCCTTACACTCCAGCAGGTTCGCCTTCTCCTCGGTCCCGTGGTACAGCACGTTCATGGCGTGCTGCTGCACACAGCGCTTGATGGCCTCTGGCACCCCGGCCAGGCATACCTGCATGCCGCACTGGGTATCTGAGCCAGGGGTCGTCACCTCCACGGCAAAGAGCACGTGGTCATCGAACAGGCTCTTGTTACCCACGATGGTCACTGGCACCTCACACCGAAAACATGGGGCGCTCATCGAAGACTCCTTGGTTGTACGACTACTGTACCACGACCGTCGGTCACCGGCTAACTCTTTTGTCTGCCTGGATCTTCGCCTGGGCAGGAGCCACCGGCGGGGCGGCCAACGCTTCGGTGACCCACGTGGGTGGGACCCAGGAGGGATTCGCGACGGCCGCGAGCTCGAGGATCTTACGAAGGTCTTGAAGGTTTGGGTTGAGCTGCTGATAGGTCAAGCCTTGGTTCACTGCCAGCATCGCCGCCCGCTGCCACCGTCGTAGCTCTGGGTCCTCAACAGCACCACCAGTGGCCCGCTCTGCCACCTGGGCTGCCTGCTTGCTGACCCACGGGATCTTACCGATGGCGTGGGTCAGCTGCTCAAGCGCTTGGAGCCCCGCCTCAGTAGACCGCTCAAGCTCGGCCAACATCTGAGCCACATAGGCCGCCTGCTTGCTCACGTCCTTCGGCTTGCTGCCACGGCGGCCGTCGATCTCGTGAGCAGGTGGGACCTTGCCCAAGAACTGGCTGACCTGATCCAGGATCCCCCAAGAGAAGTGAGCAAAAGCTTCCGGAGCCTGAATCTCCTCTGATTCGCCATCACTGGTCACAGATTTCACCTTAGCTACCGTGGCCCCGTAGGCAGAGATGATCTGCCGAACGGCAGCGCTCCGGTTGACCCCATGTTGGGCCATGACCTGCTGCACCACATCCTCCTCAGCCTCGTACAGGTAGGTGGCGGCCATGGTGCGGGTCCCCTTCTTGGTCGTGACTGTCCCGCCAACAGTGTACTGAGATGGCTGGTACCTTGGGTGCGAGAGCCCGGTAGCATTGAACACCTCACGGGTGGCTGCCTCCTTGGTCAGGTGTGGTAGGAACGTTGGGTCTGGCACATTACCCTTCAGCTCGTACTTTTCCTCTGGCTCCGTATGACGGGCTGGAACAGCAGCTACCATGGGAGTCTCTCTAGGAGCCCCAGGTGTGTGCAGCTTCATCGGGCCACTTATGGCCTTGGCGTACTCAGCTAACCGTCGCTGTTTTTCTTGGTCACTCTTGACTTCAAGGTGCTTCTTCATCTGGTCTCTCCTTGGGTTGATAGAGCGTGGTTGATCAGCACCTGCACCAGGCGCCGCAGGATCTCACTCGTGGTAAAGCGTGGCTTGATGGTTTGGATGATGAGCCTGAGGTGAGGGCCAACGTTGAGCGAGATGGTGAGCAGTGACTTAGTTCTGAGCTTCGAGGTGGGGCCGTAGTCTGGCACGACCGCCAGTATCTCGTCAGCCAGCCGGCGAAGCCCAACCTGTGTCTCATACTGGTGGAAGAGCTTGGTGAACTTGTGGCTGGTGGTGTCGTTCCCCCGCCACGGTGGGAACAACCTGGTGAGCTGTCGCTCCTGGTTTTCACCAAGGTACACGTAGCCAAGCCGCTCGACGGACCGCATCGGGCCAGGCGGGATGTACCCGCCGCCGTTGAGCAGGATCTCCTCGTTCCGGAGGCGATGTACCTCGGAGAGCCCCTCGCGGAGCAATCGGCGCCTCCGGACGAGCTTGTCGTACTGGCGATTTTTGCTCATGGTTCTCTGCTCCTCGAGCATGAAAGGCTATGGATACAGCCTTCCGTTGGTGTACTCAGTGTAACTCAACAGCCACCTCAATGTTCATTGTATCCATAGGTCTTTCTTACTACCTACTACAGCTACTAGAGATAATACACTACACTATACCTTATACTACTACCCTTTTTTTCTTTTTCTTTTCCTTATAGAAGAAAGAAAGATCTATGGATACATCACGTTGTGACACAACAACAAAACGCTTGATTTCATTGCCTCCCGCGCACCCCAGTGTGCCAGGGACCAATGTTTGCTGTGCTCCCGTGCATGCCCACCAAGAAACCACGCCCAAAGATATTCGATACACAATACTGAGTATCTTCCAGTGTCAGTCACTATACTCAAAACATGAACCTGACAACCACCATCTTCTCGGCCACGGTCGTCATCGTCGTGGTCATCGTTGATATCATCTTCGCCACCGACCACGTGGACCACAACACCGTGTCCGAGGTGCTGAGGTTCTGGGGTCAGAGCCTCAAGATCATCCCGTTCAGTTGGGGAGTCTTGGCTGGTCACTTCTTCCACCTCGACTCGTTGAACCTCCACCCACTCCAACCGGCTGGCGTCATCATCCTCATCTGGCTCGCGTTCGTCGCGGAGCTCTCTTCGCTCGTGGTTCCGCAGGCTCCGATGTTCCTGTATTTAGTGCTCGGCATCGTCGCCGGGATGCTTTGCTGGCCGGTGTAAGGGCGTTATACTAGGTACATGGGTAAACGTCTTGAGATTGACGCCTCGAAGCTGCTGCGGACGCCGTACGATGAGCTGACGCGGACCTTTCCCGGAACCCCTCGCCGCCAGCTCCTTGAGCTCAAGCGGCAGCTGGCCAAGCAACAGCCTGAGGCCAAGCTGAGCGGCGTTGAGAAGGTCAGGCAGGATGACCTGGTCAGCAGCCTCACCGCGGAGAAGAAGGACCTGCTGCGGCAGGTGCTGCGGTTGGAGGACCAGCTCAGCCTCTCGCAAAGCATCCCCACCGCGAAGGTCAGGAAGTTCCGTGTCAAGCCAGGCAAGACAGAGAAGCGTGAGGCGACAGCCGTGGTGGTCGGGTCTGACTGGCACGCGGCTGAGCACGTTGACCCTGAGACGGTGAACGGACTCAACGAGTTCACGCTTGACATCTTCAAGGAGCGTGCCGCGTGGTTCTTCACCAACGCGGCCAAGCTGGTGAACAAGGAGGCGAGCTGCGTGAAGCTCAACCGCGTGGTGGTCGCGCTCATCGGCGACCTCATCACGAACACGATCCACGATGACCTCCTGGAGGGCAACCTGCTGGGGCCGATGGACGAGGTCATCCTGGTGCAGGACACGATCGTGACGGGGATCAACGAGATGCTCACGAACCTGTCACCCACGACTACGATTACCATCATCTTCAAGCTGGGCAACCACTCACGCGTGACCAAGAAGCAGCGGGTTGCGACTGAGGCTTCCAACTCCCTCGAGTGGGTCATCGCGGCACACGTTGCCTCGTTCTTCGCGAACGAGCCACGGGTGCAGGTCATCGCCGAGCGCGGCTATCACACGTACCTGCAGCTCTACGACACGACGCTCCGCTTCCACCACGGACACGCGCTGCGGTACATGGGCGGGGTTGGCGGCATCACGATCCCGGCCAACAAGATGATCGCGAACTGGAACCGGGCACGCAAGGCGGACCTCGACGTGTTCGGCCACTTTCACTATCTGTTCTGGGGTGGGAACTTCGTGGCCAACGGGTCACTCATCGGCTATGGCCCGTTCAGTGAACGCATCGCCGCTCCGTTCCAACGCCCACAGCAGGCGTTCTTCCTCATCGACAGTCAGTTCGGCCTCACGATGCAGGCGCCTATCCTGCTGGAGCGTGCATGATCACGCTCAACCTGTGTGGATACAAGGTCGAGGTTCATCGTCTCGACGACGTGAAGTCAGACGACGGTGATGATTGCTTCGGAACTGAGGAGCTGCTGGGCGACGAAGGCTACAAGCTCTGCATCGGCTCACACCTCGGTGGCCAGAGGTTAACTGAGACACTGCTGCACGAGTCGATGCACGCCATCTCAGACTTGCTCGACCTGGGGCTGTCTGAGCAGCAGGTACGAGCATTAGGGGTTGGGCTGTCGAACATGTGGCAAGGGAGGTTGACCCTTGACCTGAAGGAGACGACGTGAACGAGACGATCAAGTTGACACGTGAGTTCCTGATCGGCGTGGCCGACCTCCTCGAGCAGAAGAACAAGGCGTATGGAGACAGTGCTTCCAACCCGCTGCGCATCTTCTCGCGGGCAAGTCCTGAGGAGCAACTGTTGACACGCATCGACGACAAGCTGTCGCGCGTCGCCCGTGGGAGTGGGGTCGAGAACGAGGATGTCATCAAGGACCTCGTCGGATATCTCGCGCTACTCTACGCGGTGCGGCAGCAGCAGCAGCAGCAGCAGCAGCAGCAGCAGCAGCAGCAGCAGCAGCAGCAGCAGCAGCAGCAGCAGCAGCAGCAGCAGGGGACGAAGACATGAAGGCCAAGCAGAAGGTGATGGCAAAGAAGACGGTAGAGCCAAAGGTCGTGGACCCACGCCCGATGCATGAACGGTGGCTCGAGCTGTACGTCCAACATCACGATGCGTATCGAGCGTTTGAGGAGCTGGGCGTCGACCCAGGGATGTTCAACGTGTGGAAGAAGACTATCCCGTCGTTCAAGGCAGCGAAGCAGGACGCGGACGTGCTGCTCGGCCTCAAGGTCCAGGACACGATGATGAGCCACCTCGTGGAGGGGACCGTAAAACCGGTGTTCCAGCAGGGGGTACAGGTTGGGGAGGTCACTGACCACGCTGATGCCCACGCGGTCCCGCTGCTCAAGCTCCTCACGCCTGGGTCGTTGGTCGACACGCATGCCATGCAGGGCGGTGACCCAGATAAGCCACTGAAGAGTGAGGTGACGGTCAAGGGCCTGTCGCCTGAGTCCATCGAGTCCATCAAGCGTCACGCCCTTGGCATCCACGACGAGCCGGAGAAGAAGTGACCGAGAAGCTTCCAACCCTGCTCCTACCGTATCAGGTGGCGTGGATCAAGGACCAGGGTAGCGTGCGGGTGGCGGAGAAGTCACGCCGCATCGGCTTGTCGTGGGCCAGCGCCTGTGAGGTCACGCTCGAGGCGGCGGTCAAGATGCCGTATGGGTGCGACGCGTGGTACATCGGCTACAACAAAGACATGGCTATTGAGTATATCCGTGACGTGGCGTTCTGGGCCAGGATCTTCCAGCTGGAGGTTGGCGACCTCGAGGAGTCAGTGCTCGAGGACGACAACGGGGTGCTGAGCTTCGCGGTTAAGTTTGCCTCCGGATATCGGGTCACAGCCCTGAGTTCACGGCCCAGCAATCTCCGTGGCAAGCGTGGCCACATCGTGATCGACGAGGCGGCGTTCCACGATGACCTGGACGGACTCATCAAGGCGGCCATCGCGGTCAAGATGTGGGGAGGCAAGGGCCGGGTTGATATCATCTCCACCCACAACGGGGTTGGGTCTGCGTTCGACAAGATCGTGACCGAGGTCCGTGAGGGTAAGAGGCCATACTCCCTGCATCGTTGTACCTTGGACGACGCGCTGGAGCAGGGGCTGTTCAAGCGGATCTGCTTGGTGAACAAGGCCCCGTGGTCGAAGCAGGCCGAGCATGAGTGGAGGGAGGCACTGCTGTCAGAGTACGCGGACCACGCGGAGGAGGAGCTGTTCTGTGTGCCAGCGAGGTCGGGTGGCGTGTACCTGGCTCGCGACCTCATCGAGCGGCAGATGGTTGACGCGCCGGTCATCACACTGGCCATCGAGCGGGGGACCGTGGTGACTGAGGGTGAGGAGCAGCGAGCGACGGTCAACGCGTGGTGTGAGACGAACCTGCTGCCCGTGCTTGTCAGGTTAGACCCTGAGAGGATGCACGTGACGGGTGAGGACTTTGGCCGCACGTCTGACCGCACCGTCGTGACGGTCGGTGCCATCCAACCTAACCTCAGCGTTCACCCTGCCTTTGCCCTCGAGATGTGCAACGCCCCGTTCGCCACGCAGCGACAGATTGTCGAGTACGTGATTCGCCACCTTCCACATTTCGTGCACGGAGCCTTTGACGCGACGGGCAACGGGGCGGAGTTGGCGGAGGCGATGAGTGCGAAGTTCGGTGAGCGCGTGATCGAGCAGGTGAAGATCAACGAGCCGTGGTATGCGGAACAGCTACCTAGGTTCAAGGCGGCGTTGGAGGCTGATCGGTTCAGGCTCATCCGCTCAGCCGATCACCTCGTCGACCTCAGCATGTTCCGGGTGATCAACGGCATGCCGAAGTTGCCCAGCGTGCGTAAGGCATCAAGTGACAAGAAGCTACCACATCGTCACGGGGACGCGGCCATCTCATACGTGATGGCGTTCTACGCCTCCTGCCTGCCGATCAACTCATACGATGGCTACGAGTCACCACGAACGAGGTCAGTGCAGCAGCAATCACGATTTACGCTCCACGCGCCAGAGGAGTTCGACGCCGCCTTCACGAGATATGGGATCCTGTGATGTCACGAGTGGATGAGATTAGGCGGCAGCTGCTGCACGACGCTGAGATCAGGGAGCACGCCTACGCCGACGCGGTGCATGAGGCCAACAAGTTTGCTCGCCAGGTTGGGAGGTCTGACCTCGCTGAGGCGTGTCAGTGGGCGGAGGCCAAGTACCTGCGTGGCACCATGCTCTGGATGCAGCTCAGCGTCAGGTCGTTCACGGTTGGCATTCTGCGGTCGCTGAAGGTATTATAGTAGGGTTATGCCTCTGGCCGCGTCAGACGTGACGCGTTGACCTTTGCCTCGGAGATCTCCAGCATGAGCTACTTCCCTGAATTCAAGCTAGCCCTCGGGTTGTCATCCTACGCCTCTGACCGTGAGGTCGACCTGGCGTGTGAGCAGCGTGGCCTGACCAGCCGTGACCTCGAGAACCTGCAGCGGATCGAGAACCTCGGTCGCACGGGTGAGGAGCGGCAGCAGCTCGTGGGCACGATGCTCACCACGCTGGCAGCTGAGAAGGCTGGGAACGTTGTTCTCGCCGGTGATCAGCCTGGCCACCCGTTCCGGGGGAATCAATACGGGGATGGCGACGGTGAGGCAGCTTCAACGAGTGCCTCCAACGCTAGCGAACGGGCAGGAAAAACTGGCAGCTATAAGGACCACATTGATGCCTCAGAAAAGCATAGCGAGGCAGCTCGCCTCGTGCGTAAAGCTGGTGGGTCAAAGGAGAAGGCTCACGAGCATCTGAAGGCCGCGGCCTACCACTTCGGCGTGGCCAACAAGAAGGCCGCCATAGGTTCCGAGCAGGCCGAGATCGCCGGTGATCAACCTGGCCACCCGTTTAGGGGGAACCAACACGGGGATGCTGATGAAGCTAGTGCAAAGGCTGATGATGAAGATACCTATGCCAGCCATAAGGACGCTGAGCGGGCCAACACCCAGGCGTCAAAGGCAGCTCATGTAGCTGGTGATGTTGATAAGGCGGCTGCACACAATGTGAAAGCCGAGTACCACCGTAAACGAGCCAACCAGCTGGTGGCGGGGAGACGTGCAGCCTCCGACAAGCTAAGCAAGAGCAAGAAACCATCCCTCGGTTCCGAGCAGGCCGAACTAGCCGGTGACCAACCAGGCCATCCGTTCAGGGGGAATCAACATGGTGAGAGCAATGCGTCGGAGAACCTCGTCAAGGAGGCCTATGCCACCCACGCGAAAGCCACGGCGGACGCCGAGGCGTCACACCAAGCCTACGTGAAGATGCACCAGGAGCGAGGGGCTGACCACCAGGACACCAAGCAGGCCCATGCCACGTGGGTCAAGGCGGAGGCTGCTCGTGAGGGAGCTCGAAGCGGGGTTGACTCTGCCCACCAGATGCGGGCGTATAGTCGGATCGCCGGTGTCAAATGAGGTTGGACAAGTTGGCCGTTGCTGCGGAAGCAAAGGAGAAGCCGATGAACGAGGAAGCTCACCAGCTGTACGACCGGATCCTTGAGTTGCGACGGGCCAAAGCCAAGGTGTCAGCCGAGATCGCGGAGCGGACGCGGGACCTGACGTCAGAGCTGCTGAAGCTGGACGCCGAGATTGGTGAGCTCGAGAATAAGCTCCGCGACGTGGTGCAGTATGAGTAAGATCCTCGACGCCTACGGGCGGCCCATCGACCTGGCGAAGATGCGAGAGGAGCAGGCGGCGGTGAGCGTGATGTCCATCCGCCAGCCTGCCTACCAGTCGGTGGCATCCGCCCTGGACCCGCAACGCCTGGCCGCGATCGTGCGTGGGGTGGATGAGAATGACGGTCTCAGCTACCTGACCCTCGCTGAGGAGATGGAGGAGCGTGACCTCCACTACCGCAGTGTGTTGGGTACCCGCAAGATGGCCTGTGCCTCGGTTGACCCGGAGGTTGAAGCGGTCAGCGACGATCCCGCCGACGTGGAGATCGCGGACTTCGTCCGTGAGGTTCTGCTCGCGGAACCTGCGCAGCAGCTGCGGATCGACCTGCTCGACGGATTGGGCAAGGGCTATAGCATCTGCGAGATCAGCTGGGACCAGAGTGGTGAGCGCTGGACCCCGAAGGAGTTCGTGTGGCGGGACCAGCGTCACTTCAAGTTTGACCAAACCACGTGGCGGCAGCTCCGCCTCATCGACCAGCAGGACATGGTGAACGGGGTCGAGCTGGCTCCGTTCAAGTTCCTGGTCCACCTGCCCAAGTTGAAGTCAGGGCTCCCGCTGCGTGGGGGTCTCGCCCGTCTCGCCATGGTCGCCTACATGTGCAAGACGTTCACCGTCAAGAGCTGGATGACGTTCTGCGAGGTGTACGGGATGCCGTTGCGCCTCGGTCGGTTTGGTGAGAGCGCCACCACTGAGCAGAAGGCCCAGCTCCTGCGAGCGGTCGCCAACCTCGGGTCGGACGCGGCGGCCATCATCCCGGAGTCAATGAAGATTGAGTTCACGCAGACGAGCGGTGGTGCCGGTGGCGGCCCACTCTTCAGCGGGCTCGCCGAGTACCTAGACAAGCAGGTCAGCAAGGGGGTCCTCGGTCAGACGATGACCTCTGACGACGGGAGCAGTAGGGCGCAGGCGCTGGTTCACGACGGGGTGAGGTCGGACATTTTGACCTACGACGGGCGGCAGCTCGCGTCGACGCTCTCGCGTGACCTGGTTCGACCGCTGGTCGACCTGAACTTCGGGCCGCGTGCCGCCCACCTGTACCCACGCGTGAAGATCGCGGTCAAGCTGAAGGAGGACCTGGAGTCGTTGGCCAGGGCCTTGCCGGTGTTCATCGACCGTGGGCTCACCGTCGAGGTCAGCGTGATCCGTGACAAGTTCGGCTTGCCTGAGCCAGCTGCCGGGGCTGAGGTGCTGAAGGCCGCCACCCCCGGCCCAGGGTTCGGCGGAGGTGGTGGCGAGGAACCAGCTGATGAGAAGCCAGTGGTTGAGACCAAGACGGTCAAGAAGCCGGTGGTGCCCAAGCCTGACGATGAGGAGGTCGAGACGGCGGCAGCCCATGACCACGCTGACGACGAGATCACGCGGCTGGCCCAGGCCAAGCTCAAGCGGTGGAAGCGCACGCTGGCCGCCTCACTGGACCCGATCCGGGAGCTGGCACGCAACGCTGAGACCCCGGAAGCCTTCGTCAAGGGACTCCACGCCCAACGTCCTGACCTCGACGAGGTGGCGAAGACCCTCGCGGTGCTGATGTTCGAGGCACACGTCGACGGTGGGTCGATCACTGCACATCTGGCAGCGAATAATAATCATGACGAACGTGGACGATTTACTACGTCAGACACCGTTGGTACTAAGCAAGATGTGGTAGCCGTGGCACCAACGGTATCAATGGATCCTAGTGAGATTGTTCCGCGTAATGAGGTTGAACCAGATCGCACCTACAAGAGGCTGATTAAGAGCATGCGTCGTGGCGGGTGGAAAGGTGACCCAATTCTCGCATATAAGGACGGTGATGAGGAGGTTGAAGCCTTAACTGGTTCACACCGGCTAGAAGCGGCTAAAGATCTTGGGATGAACGTCCCAGTTAAGATCATGATTCGTGATCATGCACATGAGACCCCTGAAGTAGCAAAAGCATGGGAGGCCATGAAGGAGGCTACACGAGATGGCGACACGAACGATACTATCGCCGAGCACGTGGCAAAGATTGGTGACCATGAAGCTACAGCATTGATGAATGCTGAACGTGATAAGATCTACGACGATAAGGGGTCGGTATGGTAACTAGAGCCAAGGTCCCACTACCACAGGAGGCGATCGACTACCTGGCTAGCAAGAAGATCTACCCAGCGTTCGACGCTGAGGACGTCTATGCCAAGGCACATCAGCGAGCGTTCACGGTGGCCAAGCTGCTCGAGAAGGAGCTGCTGCAGGACGTGCATGACTCGCTCGTCGCCGCGCTGGCCGAGGGGAAGCCGTTCAGGCAGTGGGCTGATGAGATCGAGGATGAGCTCGACGACTCCGGGTGGGGAGCGTTCAGCATGGAGGACGATGCTCCGACCAGGCTCAAGCTCATCTACGACACCAACATGCGGACGGCTAGAGCCGCGGGTCAGTGGAGCAGGATCGAGAAGACCAAGAGCGTGATGCCGTACCTGCAGTACAATATCGGGCCGTCACGGGTCCACCGGCCAGAGCACGAGGAGCTGGACGGGATGGTGTTGCCCGTTGACTCTCCGTTCTGGAAGGTGGGGATGCCACCAAATGGATTTGGTTGCAGGTGCGGGATTGACCCACTGACGGCAGAAGAGGCGGAGGAGATCGGCATAGATGAGGAGCCACCGGTGGACGTGGAGTGGGAGGGTGACAACGGCGAGACGCTGATGCTGCCATACGGGGTCGAGCCGGCGTTTGCGTATAACCCCGGCATGGTGGATGAGGCAGACCAGGATCAAGCCATCACCAGCAACGTGTCGTGGAAGCGCAAATAATGGTGTAGCGGCAGACAGCAGTGTGATAAGATGTAGGCATGGCTAGAACCTACCAAGACAAGAACGTCCCCACGGACGTTGACCTCATCACTCGATATCAGGCTGGTGACAACAAGGCCGGCAGCGAGCTGGTGGAGCGTTACCAGCCGTTCCTCCACAGGGAGGCCCACCGTCAGCATCGCCGTACCAGGCAGATCGACCTGGATGACCTGTACCAGGAGGCCTGCTGCGGGTTCGTGACAGCGTTGCGAAAGTACGACGCCTCACGCTCGTCACTGATGACCTACGCGGTGTGGTGGGTGCGAGCGGCGCTGGGCAGGTACGCCATGCGTAATCACTCGTTGGTCCGGCCGTCGATGAGCGTCAGCGGTATCGCCTGCTATCACACACTGCCACGGCTGCTGCGGGAGTTTGGTGAAGCATACCCACGTGAGACGCAGGACCAGCTGCTGCGGCGGGCGGCCGTGGATCTCGGCACCACCTACGAGGTGGTCAAGCAGAACCATACCATGTTCAACCAGCCGGTGGTGTCGCTCACCCGTGACGACGGGCACGTCGAGGACCTGGTGTCACCGTCGTCCGCTGACCGTGCCTGTCTGCACGCTGAGATGCGTGACCTGGCCACCTCAGTCGCTCGCAACCCACGGGAGGAGGCGATCATGCGGCTGCGGGTGCTGAGTGAGGACCCTGTGACACTATCAGCTCTGGCTGATACCTGGCACGTGACGCGGCAACGCATCCAGCAGGTTGAGGTGGTGCTGTTGAAACGTCTCGCGGCCGTCAAAAGATAGCCGAGGAGTTGTTATAGTAATGGCATGACCTGCAACCGTCGTGCCGTGCTGGGTGGGGCTGACCAAGAGCCGGTGCTCGGGGCCCCCATCTACTCACCGATCCTGGCGTCAGCCGAGGCACCCGCCTGGGTGATGCTCTTCCCCGCTGGACAGAAGGTCGACGCCTGTGATGGCCGGTCATTCAAGAACCGGAACCCGGCCGCAGTCGTCGCTGCCTTCAAGTCCTACGGCAAACACCTCCCGTTCGACGTCAACCACTCCACTCACCTGAAGGCCCCGAAGGGTGAGGACTCTCCGGCTGCTGGGTGGATCACCGACCTTGACGTCCGTGAGGGGGCCATCTGGGGTTCGGTCGAATGGACTCGCCTGGGTCGTGAGGCTCTGGCTGACAAGACCTACAAGTATGTGAGCCCAGGGTTCCTGCCGACGGCCGAGGGTGACGTGTCGTCCCTCCTGTCAGCGGGCCTGGTAAATCGTCCTGCCTTTACTCAGCTGCCGGCCCTGGCCGCCCAGCTAAACTCTGACACTGAGGCTGCTAGCCAGCCCATCGAGGATCCAATGGATAAAGCTTTGTTGAAGTTGCTGGGGCTGGCCGAGACGGCATCGGCCGCCGAAGCCTCCGCTGTGGTGACCGCGCTGCTGAAGCAGGTCGATGAGGCTCACGCTGAGCTGGCGTCTTTCCGAGCCTCCGCAGCCGTTGAGTTGGCCGCGGCGCGTGACCCGGCGGTGATGGTCCCCCGTGCTGAGCTCACCGTGGTGTTGGCCCGGGCGGAGACAGCAGAGGCACAGCTTAAGGTCGAGCAGGACGCCAAGCGCCAGGAGCTGGTCGACGGCCTGATCGCCGCTGGCATGCGTGACGGCAAGATCACCCCGGCCACCAAGGGATATTACGTCCAGCTCTGCGCCCAGGACCCTGAGGCCTTCAAAGCCTTCATCGAGGTCGCCCCTGTGGTTGTCACCGCTGGAGCTACTGCGGTGCAGGCTTCTCCGGTTGTCACCGGAGCCGCCATCTCTTCACTTGAGCTTGAAGTTGCCGCACACTGCGGTCTAACCCCTGACCAGTTCAAAGCTGGGAAGTAAGGAACCACCATGTCACTGTCTGCTGACAGACTCACTCCCTTCTGCGACGGGGTAGATAATGTGTACCCCGTCGCGGCCACCACCACCATCTATGCTGGCTCACTCGTTTGCCTTGACGCCAGCGGCAACGCCGTCCCTGGCAGCGTGGCCACCACCCTGACCGCGGTCGGCAAAGCCCAAGAGCACGTCGCCAACACCGGTGGGGCGGCTGCGGCGTACGTGAAGGTTCGAGCTGGCATCTTCGGGTGGGCCAACGGCAACGCAGTCACCAAGGCCAACATCGGTGACGCCGCGTGGATCGACGATGACGAGACGGTCTCGAGCGTCAGCACCGGCAAGTCGTTGGCCGGCGTCATCACGGCGGTCGACGCGAATTTTGTCTACGTCATGACCAACCCCGCCACCGTCGGCGTCAGCCCCAGCGGGGTGTTTGCCATCGCGAACAACCTGAGTGAGGGTACTGCCGGTACGATCCGCACCAACATCGGCCTTGCCTCGGCTGCCAACGCATTGTCCAACCTTGGTGTTGGCAACAAGCACACCTACACCATCGAGGTTCGTGACCTCAAGAACGTCAACGTGGTCGGGTGTGTGGCTGGCGTGGCTGGCACCATCAGCAAGATCTACAGCGTCCTCAAGGGGGCGGCTCTAGCATCTGGTGACGCGACGCTCACCGGCAAGATCAACGGCTCGGCCATCACGACCGGCGTGGTCACCATCACACAGGCAGGGTCGGCCATCGGTGACCTTGACAACTGCACTCCCAGCGCTCAAAATGTCGTGGCAGCAGGCCAAGAGATTCAGTTCTTGGTCGGCGGCTCGAACACTGACACCACCGCCTACGCGGTCATCACCGTCGTCGTGACGGAGGGTTAATCAACCATGATCATCAATACCGCCTCACTTGCTGCCCTCTTTCAGAGCTACAGTGCTCTGTTTGCCAGGGCCTTTGCTGGAGCTCCCACGACCTTTGAACGGGTCGCGACGGTAGCGCCCAGCGGTTCGGCAGCGAACATCTACGCCTTCCTCGGCCAGTTTCCGTCACTGCGTAAATGGCTCGGTGACCGCCATGTCAACGACCTGAAGGCTTTTGGGTACACCATCGCCAACGAGCCCTTCGAGTCGACGATCGCGGTGCCGAAGCCCACGATCGAGGACGATCAGTACGGCACCTTCGGGACGATGATCGAGGACATGGGTTACGCGGCCAAGACCCACCCTGACACCCTGGTCTACGCTCTGTTGCAGGCAGCCGCCTCGACCCTCTGTTACGACGGCGGGTTCATGGCTTCTACCACCCACCCCACCCCCGGGATGGAGTCAGCGGCCACGTCGAACTATGATGCCACGCCTGGGACCGTGCGCACCCCGTGGTTCTTGATGGACACCACCCGCCCGCTGAAGCCGGTCATCTTCCAGAAGCGGCAGGATTACCAGTTCCAGGCGATGACGTCACCCAACGATGACCACGTCTTCAAGCGTAACGAGTACCTGTATGGCGTTGACGCACGGGTGAACGTCGGGTTCGGCGTGTGGCAGGCCCTGTACATGAGCTTGAACAACCTCACAGATGTCAACTTCGAGGCGGCGCTTGCCTCGATGATGAGCCTGCGTGGTGATGGTGTCAACAGCGACGTGAAGAGCGGCAAGGTCCTCGGCCAACCGTTGGGTCTCAAGCCCAACCTGCTCGTGGTCGGCCCCTCACGACGTGCTGAGGCTAACAAGCTGATTGAGCGTGAGCGGCTCGACAGTGGGGCGAGCAACCCGAACTGGAAGGCCGTCGAGGTCTTGATCACCCCGTACCTCCCGTAATCCAAGATGGCAAAGAATCCTCAATACAAATATCAACCGCAGGCGGCTGTGACCAAGACGGCCGCCTCGGTTGTTCAACCAGTGGCCAACGTGTCGTCGGAGATCTGGGCCGTGACGGCCGTTGGCCCGCTGGGCTTCCACCTCTCAAGCTTACTCTTTTTCCCATACCGTGAGCACGTGACCATCAGCCCAGAGAGCCTCACAGCCGACGAGAAGGTGAAGCTCAAGCATGCTGCTGAGCACCGGTTGGTCGCCCTCGAGATCGTGGGCCGCTGATGGCTTACGCCACCCTGCAGGATGCCATCGACCTCTTCGGGACTGACTATGTTAACACGTCGGTCCCGCTCGATGAGGCAGGTGACCCTGACACGGCAAAGCTGACCGCTGCCCTTGATGGTGCCAGCACCGACATTGACAGCTACCTCGGGGCTCTCTACACCGTCCCGTTGACCGTGGTCCCGGCTGCCGTCAAGCGCTGCTGCGTTGAGATGGCCATGTACCTCGCAAGCCGTGGGCCTGGTGGTGGTGAGACTGAGTCCAAGCGCACACGATACGAGGATCAGATCAAGTGGCTGACGCTCATCGCCAAGCGGGTGGTGAGCATCGGCATCCCGACGGCCAGCACCGATGGGGTGTCAGCCCAGGTGCCACAGGTATCGATCGTCTCGAGCCCCAGGCTCTTCACCAGATGTAAGATGGGTGGCATGTGAGCGGAGCCGTCATCACGACTGGGGTGCCTGAGGTCCAGGCCAAGCTCGAGCGGCTCGCGCAGGCCCAGTATACTGCCGTGCTTGAGGCCATCGGAGCCTTTCAAGAGTCACGCGTCCGCCGCCGGATCCGCAGTGGCAAGACCAGCTACGATGGGGTGCCGTGGGCCCAGTGGTCGGACCGCTACGCCAAGACACGCCATGGCAATCAGTCACTGCTGCTGAGCAACGGGGACCTGCTTGACTCCATCCAGTGGTCAGTCGACGGCAACAGCGTGGAGATCAGCTCGAACTTGGCCTATGCTGCCACCCACCAGTATGGTGACGACGAGCGTGGCATCCCAGCTCGGCCATTCCTCGACTTCGCTGACACCGATGAGGCCAAGATCACCCAGCTCGTCCAGGACTACGTGACCGAGCTGCTGCGAGGTGGAGCATGAGCCTCCTGACCTTGCGTGATGAGGTGGTAGCCTTCGTCAAGACCACGTTGGGTGATGACGTCACCGGAGTGACCACCCATGATGGGCGCTTTGACGCCGGCGAGCTGAAGCGCTGGGCTCAGCGGGCTCCCACGGCACTGGTTGCCCTGGTCAGCACCAAGCCAGCCCCAGAGTCTGAGATCATCCCCAAGCTCATCACGGTGGACCTGCAGTGGGTGACGTACCTGCTCACCCGTGACACCGTGGACGGGAAGCGTGGAGCGCTGGCCGTCGAGCTGGTGGAGAAGCTGTTGCGTGCGGTGCACCGCGACCTGACGTGGACTGACACCGATGCCCGCCAGGTATTGCTGAACGTCCGAGCCGACAACCTTTACACCGGGCCACTGGACCAAACGGGCGTGTCGCTCTGGGCAGTGGCGTGGAACCAAGAGTACGACCTTTACAGCCCGTGAGGCTGACAGGAGAATCACATGGGTCAGGCAAGAGATGCAGCGTATTACGGGTTGGGCTTCGTGGGTGCCGCACCGGTTGGTGGTGGTGACCCCGTGCAGTTTGCAGCGCTGAAGGGCGTGAGCGTGAACTTCACCAAGTCACTTGTGGCCCTACAGGCCCAGTACAAGTATCCGCTGGGCTTTGGTGACGGAGACTGCTCGGTCAAGGGCAAGATCGATTCCATGACCATCTTCGGCGGGTCACTTGCCGCGGTGCTCGGTGGGTCAGCCGTGACGGGCCAGGAGATCCTCATCCCGGATGAGGCTCA